TTAGATGTAGCAAGTGGAGATTTACCTTTGAACTCTCTCTTACCTTGTCGTTCTCTGTGGTATGCAGTTGCATCTGATAAATCTTTTGAGGTTGCGCCATTTGGATTAACAGGTTTTTTGAACCTACCCTTTTCACTACCACCCCATTGTCCATCACTCTCGCCAAATTGGAATGTGTCTGAACCAGCCTCTGTTGATGCTGTATCTTTCTCACCAGTAACAGCAGGATCATTACCTTCCATAGCAATTTGTTCAAATCTAAATTGTTGTTTGAGATCTTCTATTACTTGGTCAAATACTTCTTTCTTATCACCTTCATTCATTTCAAATATAGTATCATAAATCCATTCACGAGAAAATAATTTACTTTCCATAACAGTATTTGATAATTCTACCTGTTGAGTTAATAACTCTAATTTCTCTTGTTCATGTATCATTGATGGGTTTGTTAATTCCAAATCAAAATTAATAAGTTCCGCGTCTTCAAATCCTTGTGTATACAGATGAATGATTGCAATCTTTTCAAGTTCAGCACATATAATCTTTTGGAGTCTTTCTATTGTTCTTGCAAACCTAACATCTTCAGCAGCTAGTGTAGCTTTACTACCGACGCCCTCTTCGTACCCAAGAAATGCTTTTGGTATTTTAAGAGCTGCCATCATTTTATTTCGTAGATATTCTATATCATCGATTGCACCATCACTAGTTAATCCAGGTAAAGTTTCTATAGCCGTTCCACTATCTCCACCACGAACTGGAAGATAATAATCTTCAGTAACAGATTCCATATTATAACGAAGATTATATTCACCTGTATTTTGATCAATAACAGGAATCTTTTTCATCTTATTAATGATTTGTTGCATGAAATTCTCAACTTCATTTGGTGGTATATTACCAATATCAACTTTAAAAATTCGTTTTTCTGGAGCTCTCATCATTCTATGAATTAACATAGCATCTTCCATAAGAGTTAATTGTTTCCACACCCTTCTAGCACCTTCTAATTGTGATTTACCATATGGAAGAAAATTAGAATCTGATAACATTCTAAAATGAGCAACCTCATAATTTTCAAGAGTTTCATGTGTTTGATTTTTTCCATATCCCGCACTCTCACCTTCAATTTCAAATTGAACAAGTTTTGGATTTTCTGGGTCATGATCTTCCAATCTATTAATATCATATGGAGATATAGGTTTAATATTAACAATACCGTATTTATCAAGAATATCCAAATGTAAATAAAAATCACCATATTTTGTCATGTTTCTAATCCAAGACCAAAGATTAAATTCTATATTCATTATATCATAAAATAAGTTACCTAAAATTTCTACTACTTTAGGATTATCCGATTTTACTTTTAATATCTGTCCTGATTCATTGGTAACGGTTGATTCGTCAGAATAAATATCAAGAGCAGAAGATATAATAGGATCTGCATCCATCAATTCATAGTCTTTGAACAATTCTTTTCTAGCTACTTCATAAGCACTAGCATTCTGTGCATTTGCATATCTCTGTGCCCAATTAGCTCCATTCATAAGTCTATTATATCTATCTATAAAATTAGAAGTTAAAGCTGTTTGTGTAAAATCTAAATCTTTGACTTTTATTTGACCACTGTCTGTTTTTCTTAAAACTATGCTAGACTGAAATAGTTTTCCTAATCTTGTTAATATATTCTCATTTTGTGCCATTTTTTACCTCTTATTTAATTAACCAAGTTAAATCTTCTTTATCTTTGCCTATATCCATTTCCCACGGATTGTTATTTGGCATTCCGGGCTTTCCAGCTTGAAATCCAGCACTGTGATCTACAAAATTTCCATTACTTTCCAACATGGAATCCATCATAGCCCATTGTTGATCATTTCTATCTTTCTGTAATCTTAAAGCTGTATCCCTAACCCATAAAGCGATTGAGTAAGACATAACTAAGTCGTCATTATAACCTTGCATTGCTTCTGCTCTTGAATGTATTATTCCAGTTTTATAAATAAAAACAAATAATTCATCTATAAGCCTATTTGAATGTAATTTAACTAATTTTTCTCTTGTATATTCTTCCATTTTTGCCACAATAAGTGGTCTTGTTTTTTGAGTTGTTGAAAAACCAGGAACCATACTTTTATCTTGAGACCTGTATTTATTGTTTACTTGATGTTCCACATCAACAACTTGTAAATCTTTTGACTGATAAAATAGGTTTTTATACCCTCTATCTATAATAGTTTGAATTGTAGCCCATCCTATATTGTTATTTTCTACAACAAGTATAGCATCATTATATTTAGTAGCAACTTCAATTAAAAAATTTCCATAATCAGTTGTACCTAATTGTCCTTTATATTCAGCACATTGTTCCATATCAGATAATTCAAAAACTTGACAAGCTGAATAATCAGCACCATCACCACGAGCTACATCAGCAACTACAATATATTGTTTTGAATAATCTGGTTGTCTAAAAACCCAAAAACCTCTATCAATTCCTTGTTCTTCAACGGGAGATTCAACCATTGTTTCTTTATACCAAGTTAATATTTGTGGATCAACTACAGATTCACCAGAAGTAAGAAAGTCTGTATCACATTCTTGGGATGCTTTTGACGGACCTAAAATTTTATCTTGTTCATCTCTCCAACTCTGGTCTCTGTCTGGATGATCTGTCCAATGAAGTCTAATTGTACTGAACTCATTTGTTCCATCTTCTGCACCAACCCATTGTTGATGAAACCAATTACCCACACCATTTGGGGTTGATAATACAATACAATTACCACCAGTTGCTAATGTTTGTTGTGCAGCTGTCCATATTACATCTACTTTTTCTATGAATGCAGCCTCATCAAGTATAAGAAGAGATAGGGCTTCAGAACGACCTGCTGATTCGTTAGATGCTATTGCTTTTATCTGTGAACCATTGGTAAAACGTAATGATAATTTATTTATTTCTTCTGTATTTGTTTTTAACCATTGAGGTAAACCATCATACATCACTCTAACCTTTGTTACAAGATTTTTTGCAGTTTCTTTACCGGTAGCAATAACAAGAATATTCTTATCATTGTGAAATAACATCATCCAAAGAGAATAACCCGCAGTTAAAGTGGAGATTCCTAACTGACGAGCTTTGAGTATTATATTATAACGATTATCTTTAAAATCTGTTAAACATCTCTCTTGAAAAGGATATAAGTCAAATTTAATTTTACCTTGTTTTGGATGTTGAATAGTACAGTATTTTCTCATAAAATGTATAGGATTTTGTACACATTCCAAATATTCTCTCTGTATTGCTTTTTTTAATTTTTGTTGTTCATTCATTTTAATTAATTTGTCCTACCGCCCATATAGGTATAATCATTGATACTATACCCATGGAATACCATAGATATTTATTTTCATGCCATTTTGGTTTTATCTCTTTTATTAAATCATCTTTTAATGCAAGTTGTTCTTTGTAGTTTTCAATAATCCCACTGTCAATTTCGGTTTGTTGTATATACATATATATCTGTTCATTCAAATTTCCAATGATTTTTTGATTCAGACTATCTGTATTTTCTAACTCTTGTATTGATGCGTACAAAGATTTCACCTCTTCCTCTGAAAAAGTATAAGTTTTTTGAGGAAAAAGAGATGAAAAAGTTAAAAATAAAACTAAAAATGATTTTAGATTAATATCCACCATTTTTATGTAGCCATGTTAGTTGTACCAGCAAAAACCAAATCTTCTAGAAAACTATAATCATCAAATTGTGTACAATTTTCATCTCTTATTGCACTTTGGCAACAGAAAAATTCAGAAGTACCAGCTATTGTTATTGGCTGTTCTATAAAATATGTATAATTAAGATCAGGATGATTTGGACATGGATTAAATCCATTAAGAAGCGAACCTCCATTTTGATATCTTTGTCTATTTTGAGTTAATCCACCTGTTTGATACTTTTGCCTACCTCTTGTTGGTCTTTTTCTTTCCATAACTCTAGTACCTCTTGTTGGTCTTTTTCCTCCTACAGCTCTAGTATTTCCTAAAGCACGGCCTCTTATTGGTGAAGTAGCCCTACGAGTAACTCTACCTCTTGATTTACTAATTGTAGTTGGTCTACGTTTAGCAGTTCCTCTAACAGGTTTTCTACCCATAGCAGTGCCAGCTCGACCACCGTGAGCCATCTTTCTTGCAGGTTTTCTACCTCTTCGCATTTTATTTCTCCTATTAGGAACTTTACCACCTCTAGCATATTTACTACCAGGTAGTTGTCCTTGTTGAAACCCACCTTGATGGTAGGTTGTTGCTGTACTATTCAATTTGTCTAAAAATTCTGTTCCGAGAGCTTTTGTTGTTTGGGCATTGATTATATATTCATTACCTTCCAATTCTATAGGTGTTTTTCCACCAATAATTGCAGGTATTCCACCTTTTTCATGTTTGGGACCTTTAAGATATCCTCCCGGGCTATATAAACCTTCACAAATACCATGCTCTCTCCCACACATCCATTGTCCATTAGGCATTTTATGTTCCCAGCCATCACAACATTGTGGATTTCTTCGTGTTTGATAATTTCTACTATTATATGCCATATTTATTTTCCTCTACTCTTTGCATATTTTTTAAGAAAATCTGCTGCAGCATCAGCGCCAACATCTTTAACTTTTTTATCTTTTTCTTTTTTAAGTGCTTCTAACTCTTTCTTTTTATCGCCAAGAATCTGTTGCACATCCTTTTTATATTTTTTCTTACTTTTGAGAGCATCTTTGACAATCTTTAATTTATCATCTATATCTTTTCTTCTCTCTTTTGAACGACCAGCATCCTTTCCACTAAAAAAGGCAATAAGAATTCCACCAAGTATAGTAAAAAATC